ACAATAGATGTACCACTAGTAGCTGTGTAATCTGAAGGGTCTAATATAACACCATTCAAAACTACCTGAAGATTATCAACACTATAAGAGAGAGTAGCTGAGTTATCATCACTACCAGTAAAGGTTGTTTGACCAGAAGTAGCAGTGTATTCATATAAAATTAAAGAAGCAGTACCAGCACTTGATGCAGCAATCCAGTTACCACCATCATAAACACGCATTTCATTTGCAGTTGAATTAAAATATAAAGCACCAGATACTAAAGCATTACCATCATTATCTACTGTAGGATTAGAAGTTTTACTTCCTAAGTATTTATCATCAAAGTCATCAAATGAATTAGCAGCAGCAGCGGCAGAATTAGCGGCTGCGGTAGCTGAGTTACCAGCATTAGTTGCTGATGTTGCAGATGCAGTTGCTGATGTAGCAGAATTAGTTGCTTGTGTAGAAGCTGTAGTCGCAGAAGTAGCTGCATTGGTTGCACTTGTTGCTGCCGCTGTAGCTGATGTTGCAGCTTCAGTAGCTTTTGTAGTAGCAGTTGTAGCATGACCAGATGCAGTAGACGCTGAAGATGCAGCGTTTGTTTGACTAGTTGATGCAGCACTAGCACTATTTGCTGATGCAGTAGCACTTGTAGCTGATGCAGTAGCACTATTACTAGAATTTGTAGCTTGGGTAGAAGCTGTAGTTGCACTTGTTGCAGCGTTAGTTTCTGAAGTTTCAGCATTTGTTTTAGCTGTTTCGGCAGCTGTCTTAGCAGTTTCAGCAGCTGTTTGAGCTGTTTCGGCTGCTGTTTGTGCTGTCTGTGCGTCTGTTTCAGATGATGCAGCAGCAGTTGCACTATTAGCAGAAGCAGTTGCAGATGTTGCGGCAGCAGTAGCTGACGTAGCAGCAGCAGTTGCTGAAGTCGTTGCTGATGCAGCATCTACTATTAAAGCCCATTTTGCAGAATCTGTATTAGTTGTTAATGGTTGTGATCCTGATGATGTATGTGCAGTTATACATATAAAAATATTGTTTGTTGATGTGTCTTTAACTAAATCTCTTTCTACATATGATGTACTAGCAGACCAATCACCTTTAAATGTACCTAGTTCTTGTGCAAATTGAATAGCAGTAGCATCACCATTTACTGATAAAACTTTGTTAGCTACTAACTCAGGAAAAGTTAGGTTAAATGCAGTTGATGTAGATATTTTAGCTTGTGGAGAAAATTTATTATCTCTTTCATTTTGCTGAATCATAGCAATAATTTTGTCTAGTTCAGTATTAAGTGTTTCTATAGGGAATGTACCAGATACAGGAAAATCAGAAGTTCTAGATACAGCTAAGTTTCTAGATATAGTATATTTATCATTAACAGTAGCTCCACCACCTAATGTAATAGATCCACCACCTGATACACCAGCACCAGTAACAGAATATTGTGCAGCACTAGAAGGACTAGATGCAAGTGTTAGTGTAGTATCTACACCACCAGATACAGTTGTTCTAATAACTGTAAGATCACCATCAGCAAAAAACTCAAATGGTACAGTAAATGCAGTCTGTCCAGCAGTAGCTGTATACTGTATTCTAGGTGATGTGTCTGATATAGCTAATGCCATTGTTTACTAATATAGTCCTTTCTCTAGTTTATCAAATAAAAAATCTGCGTACCATACATTGTTATAAGGTATTGCTCTTCTAATTCTTCTAGCAGTATGATGTGTATGTCTGCCTCTACCCCAGTCATATATAATTTCCATTATATTTCCAATACTAGATCCTGTAGGTGTAACAGAACCCATCTTTCTTTTTAATGATGTACCATAAGGTCTTTTTAATCCTAGTAGTGAAGGTCTTACACCTATTTTATTGTCAGATAAAGCCATAACTATTCTATCTATATCTGTAAATATACCACCTATACCACCTCTTTCTGCACCATCTAGTACTTTCTCTGCAAGTGTTTTGTTATCATAAGGTGCATTAGTTTGACCAGATCTAACTGCATCTATCATCATTCCAAGTAAAGTTAATGATGCTAATGATTGTAAAAACCTACCATCTTGAGCTTGTAATCCTCTTAATACAACTCTTCTAGTATAAGACATACCAAACTTTTTATACTGAAAGATTAACGATCCAGCTAAAGTATTAGCTAATAATGGTGCATCTCCTAAAGATGGAGTTACTATAGTATTATCTACATCTTGATATAAAGCTGCCCTAAACTTTAAAGCTGCATCTAATTCATCACCATTTTTTATCCATAAATCAGAATTAGCAAACTTTAGTAAATCTTTATCTGCTTCTAGTAAACCATTTTTAGTACCTGGACCATGACCATATTTTTTATATGCTTCATATATATCTTTAATAGATTTAATTTCAGATTTTAATTGTGAACCTAAACCTAAACTTGCTAAGTATTGTCTTTCCCAATCTAAAACTTTTTTTCCTGTAGCAAGTCTTTCAACAATATCTAATATTTTTGTTTGACCAGCTATTGTTGCTGCTGTTTTAACAACAACATTCCAAGGGTTTTGCATATTTCCATATTGAAACATAAACTGATTAGCTTCTTGAAAGATTTTTTCTGCTCCTGTAAAACTTGTATGAAGAAAATCATTACCAGATATAATGTTACCTCTAGACCATGCTATTGTCATATCCCACATTTGACCAGCTAATCTTCCTTCTTTTAAACCAGCTTTAAATATTTTTTTTCCACTTTCAGATGCAAATGCTTGTAACAGTTGTTTACTAGTATTCATTAATCCATTAACTGTTATAACTCTACCTATGTCTGCTACTTGTGAAAATCCTGTTAGCATTGTTAAATTATTAAATACTTTCATCATAGTAACAGTTTTAAACATATAACTATTAGGATCACCAGGTACACCATATTTATTTTTAACAAGTTCTCTTGTTGCTTCTAATACAGTAATAACTTCTTCTAGTTTATCTTTTTTAGTTTCAACTTTTTTCTTTAATTTATCTAATTCTTTTTTTGGTAAATTACTTCCTATAATTCTTTTGTTTAATGATTCAATTTCAGTTATATAAGATTTATATACTTGATCTAATCCTGGAGCATATCCATTTTTACCATCATAAAACCATCCAAAACCATAAGGATCTCCATACTTTTTTGCTACAGCTATATCTGGACCTACTGATCTAAAATAATATGACATATTCATTTCCATATTATCTTCAATAAAACCTTTTCTAGCTAATTCTTTATAATCAATACCTTTTAAAAATCTTTCTTTTAAATGTTTTGAATGATAACCAGCTTTCATTTTATATAATTGTGCTGGAGATTTACCTTTTTCAGCTTTTGGAAATGAATTAGGTGCATAGTTTTTAAATGAATTTACTATGTCATCTATTTGTTCAGCATCAAATTTAGGTTTACCTTTTACTTTTACATCAGCAAGTAACTTTCTCATCAAAGGATTAAACTCATTAAATCTAATTGCTATTTGATCGTGCCTATAATTTATATTTACATAGTTAGGTATCTTTGTAAATTCTGCTAATTCAACATCTAGATTTGCATTTTTTAATGCTTTTTGTGCTTCTGCTAATGTCCATGTTTCTCCTGTTTCTTTTATAAATTTAGTTTTTATTTTAGAATTTATCATACTATCAACTAAACCTTGTGCAAAATCTTGTCTTTTAATTGGTTCCATCATAAATAAACTTAAATTATTTATCTCTCTTGCAAAAACATCATAATAATTTTTACCTATATATTCTGCATACTGTCCTATATCTGCAATATCATGTTTGTTACCATTTAATCTTGCATAAAATACTTCTTTAAAAAATTCATCTGGTGTAATACCTTTTGCAAATTTCATACCAAACTTTGTTTTTGGTTTTTTTCCTGTTATATCTTGATTAATTTTTGCAACAACTCTATATCCTTCTTCTATTGCTTCAGCTAGTTTTGGTAAGTGTTCTGTATTTCTTAAAGTTTCTGCTGACAATGGTGTGCTATAAAACTTTTTATTAAACTCATAATACAAAGGACTAGTAAGCATATTAATAACAAACTCTTTACTTGTTTTACTTCCTTTATTTATTATAAAATCTAAAGGAGATAAAAACCCTAATTTTTCTATACCTAATCCAGTTTTTTTATATCTAAAATCATCCCAACTTAATTGTTTTGTTAGCTCTTCATTGTACCTGGCATAGTTAATTCTTTCTTGTTCTAGTATCCTAGAATCATCTAACATAGTAGATCCTCTATGAATGACATCATTTCTATTATCTAAAATTTGTTGATAAGCTACTCTATTAATTCTGTTTTCATAAGAAGCTCTAGGTTCTTTAGGTAATTGTTTAAATACTTTATGTGCAAATTCATGTCGCATAACAAAATTTATAAACTCATCTACATCTTTAAAATCTTTTTTCTTAAATCCTTTAACAACACCATCTGCCATTTTAACATTTTTAAATGGTCTGCCTGATTTATACATATCTTTAATTCCATCAATATCTAAGATTATAGTATCTGTTTGTTTATTAAAATATGCTGGAACGTATTTACCATTTCTTGCTGCTTTTACTCTTTGCACAACTTCATCTAATTCTTTTGAATGTCTTGCAAATATTCCATCATTATAATTCAAATCCTTTCTAGATTTCCAATTTGATCCAAGTTCAGCAACTTTTTCTTTTTCATGTTTTATTTTTAAATCTTTTAATTCTTGTTCTACTTTTGTTAAATTACTTTTTGGTTTGGTTTTACCTACTCCTTTACCAATAACTATATTAAGATTAGGATATTCATTCTTCATTACTTTAACATAATCAGTAATATTTTTAGGTATACCTGGCTTTCTAGCAATAGGTTTTGGTCCTTGTAATAAACCAGATACTCCTACTTCAGTTTTAGTTGCATCAGCTAAATCATCTAAATCTATTGTTGTTCCCTTAAAATCATCACCTTTATTATAAAAGAATTTATTTCTTCGTACATCATACTTAGATAATACAGGACTAAGTTTATGTAATATACCAGCTATAGATGCTGTAACTATAGCGTCAGCAGTAGTTCTATCTCTATCTACTACTTGTTTAATAGCTTCTTCTCCAGCAAGTACACCACCTATTTTAGAATACCTATTTGATTTATCTCCAAGCATAGCAAATCTTAAAGGTTTACTTAATATTAAAACAGATGATGGATCTAAAAAAATTTCACTAACTAAACTAATAGAATTAAAATATGGATTTTTTTGATCTTCTATTTTTTGATTAAGTAATTTAATTCTACTAATAGTTTCTCCTTTACTTCTAGAATCAAAGAAGTGTGTAGGTATTAAAGAAAAATAATCTTTTAATAATGGATCTTCATATGGATTATACTGTGCATCTCTTTCACTATCATAATCTTTATATTGTTTTATTTTTTCTGGTATTCCTAAAACAGTTCTATTTGATAATGATCTCCATATTTTGTCAGGCTTACTAAAGAATTCATAAAACTCGTTTCTATTTTCTCTGTAAGTATCTAAATTAGATTTTGGATTTGTTTCTATAGGTTTACTTTTTTTATGAGGATCATCAAAAGATATAACTGGTCTAACCATAATCTATTTAAAAACCTTTGTATCTGTACCTATATCTTGAAAGTCTACTGTTTGTCCTGTGTATATATCTTGTAAAACTTGTGAGTATATTTTATCTACATTATCTCCACCAATAGTTAATGCTCTTTTTAGTGGTCCATAATATTGTTGTTCTATAGCATCAAACATTGATGTATTGATTGCTATATTAGGTATAATTAATCTTGTACCTAGTTGACCAAAATCTATTTTACCATCATCAGATACTACAATATTTCCATTAATAATTTCTTGTATAAACTCTTTTGTTAAAATACCACCACCAGTATATATTGTAGGATTAAAGTATGATCCATCAAATGTTAAATGATTTAAAGTATCATAACCATATGGTTCATCAAACTTAGAACCTGAATTTGCTATATGAACTTCATACATAGTATCTTTTCCATTCAATCCATTTAAAACTGGAGTAACATAAATGTTTCCTTGTTCTATTAAATTTTGTATTTCTTCATGAGTAGGCTGTTCAATATTTTCTCCAAATCTAAATTGATTTGCTACTTCATTATATAACTCATTATTTTCATCACTAAGAATAGCTTGTATATTATTGTAAACATAAGATGTTAAAGTATCTTCTATATTTTTTTCTGATAAATTTTTATGTTGTTGTTCTATAGGAAGATATACATAAGAATCACCTGGAATATTATCTCCAAACTTTGTAGTACCATATCCAGCTTTTTTTGTTCCATTTAATGCATACTTAATAGATTTTTTAAATACTATTTCTTGATCATCATTACTCATACCTTTATTAGACATTAAGTTCATAAATTCTAATGTGTTATCCATAAATATGGTATCTATTAAATTAGATGATTTGTTATAAATAACTATTGCTTCAGCAGTTAATTCTTCTATTAAACCTGATTCTGTATCTGTAGCTCCAACATCCATACCACCTCTATATTGTGTAATACCATCATCTCCAAAAACTATTTGTTCTGCACTTTTTCTTCTATTTTTTTGTGTTTGCACATAATGGTCAATAAAGAATTTTTCAAAGTTAGTATCAGGATTTTCTATTAAAGAAGTTAAAAATGTTTGATTACTATCATTAATACTATTTAAATCTTGTTCTGAATATTTACTTTTTTTAATTAAATGATCTCTTATTTGTGGTATCTGAAAACCTTTATTTTGTAATCTAATAACTTCATCATACATAGTTGCTATTTCTGTATCTATATTAAATTTATTATCAGCATTAGAAGTAAGATTTTTATATGTACCTATTCTATTAATTAAAATATCATTAACATCTCTAACATCCATATCTTCAATGTTTGCCATATTAACTGTATTAAACCATTGTTGCATACCTTCAGGCACATACATTTCTTTTCTGTAAACATCATTAATTTGTGTAAGTATATCTGGTGTTAGGTTATCGTAGTATTGTGGACTATCTATATAGTCATCTCCAAACCTGTATTGAAAATATCCTTGCATAAGTTCTGATTCGCTTGCAGTAATCATTTGATTAAATTGACTACTTGATGATAAACTTCTAAAACTGTTTTCTCCATTTTCTGTATTTCTTATTGCTTCATCATAATACTCCATAACAAATAATTTTTCCTGATTTGCATTAAATAAATTTAAAATTTCTGTATCAGAATAGATATCAGCATATGTCTTTTCAAAATCTTCTAGTGTCCAAGATGTATAACCTTGTGGAGTTCCAGGTGCTTGATTAAGATTTCCTTTTACATAAATACTATTACTACCCCAATAAGAGTAGTTTGTAAGATTATCATAGTTATCATTGTATTGTTTTTTTGCTTGTAATTTATTGTAACCTTCTGCTTTGATAGTTTTTTTTGTATTAACAGATCTTAGTTGTCCTAAGTATTGTTCACTTTTATTTATAATTTCTTGTACTAAACCTTCTCCAGTTTTAATTCCTGTTTCATCAGTAAACACATCATAATTAATTCCTCTAGCATTATTTTTATTCTTAACATAATTATCTATATATTCATTAGCTAATCCATCAGCTATTGCTACTTCAGTTGCGTTTGTAATATCTATATTTTGATAAAAAGATCTAAGTATTGCATT